CACCTACACATACAGCACTGGTATAAAAAACGCGGTAAATATAGATGCACTATATTATATGACTAACTTATCTAACATTAATGTAGAAGAGTTATATACACCTGCGCATAACTACTATTACAATACCTACTGGAAGCTAGATAATGTAAACGATATAATCCCAGTGTTAAAACATGTAGAGTACTGTACTAAGATACGTGATATTGTGTTAAACATACAGGAGAATAGGTCTCTGAAAGGGTTCCGTGAGTATAATGATAAAGTAATCCCTGCGTTCAACTCTATTGAAGATCCCGGGCTGGTTACGTCGGAAGGGGTAGAGTACACTAAGTATAATTTATGGTCAATAACAGGAAGGCCAAGTAATTCATTCAGTGGTATAAATTATGCAGCGTTGAATAAGACTGATGGTTCACGTGAGAGGTTTATAAGTAGATTTAATGATGGTAAGTTAGTTGAGTTTGATTTCGATGCGTACCATTTAAGATTGATTGCTAAGATGATTAATTATAAATTTCCATCAACATCTATACATACATACCTTGGTAAATACTATTTTGGTAAAGATTTAATAACAAAAGATGAGTATAATGAGTCAAAATCTGTAACGTTTAAGATATTATATGGAGGGGTTCCTAAAGAGTTTGAGAACATACCTTTTTTTAGTGAAGTAAAACGCTACATTTTTCAAGTTTGGGATATTTATAAGCGTAAAGGTTATGTTGAAACTCCTATTTTCAAGCGAAAACTCCGCGTAGAGAATCTTAAAAGTAGAGATATGAAACCTCAAACATTGTTTAATTATATGATTCAAGCTATGGAAACAGAGCAAAATGTTCTCATAATAGAATCAATACAGGAGATGTTAAAAAGGCATCAGACTAAGTTAGTATTGTATACGTACGATGCGTTATTATTTGACCTACACCCGAACGAGACAGATCTATTAAGCACTATAAGAGATAAGATGATATATCCTGTGAAATGTAAAACTGGGCACAACTATAATAAGATGGAAACTTTTATTTTTGAATAGGTGATTTGATATTTATATAAGAGAATTTATGAGATATTTTATACAACAAGCATTACAAGATTGGGCATATAAAGTCAATGATGGGTGTCCAGATCCACAGAACAGAACTCATATGCAAGTTCTCGAATCTGTATTGCGCCAATATGGGTGCTCTGAAGATTTTATTTCCGAGTATATACCTAGAGTTCAAGGTGTACATACTGAAGAGCACTTAGTTGAAAGCAAAAGAGATGCTTCACTCAACACAGCTATGATGGAGACGGCAGCGTGTATAGGAATAGCTGGTATAAGTACCAGTGCAATTGACCCTTTATTAAATCTACCAAACATATTTAAGAAAATAAATATAAACAAGCAGAAGGATGCTGAGGATTATGTTGCTCAATGTAAAAATATTATTAACGTAACGTCTACTGCATATGGCCAACTAAAAATTGGATCAGGGGACTGGGATTCATCAGGCACATCTATTATTGAGGGGTTTAAACTGCCAACATTTGATTCCAAGACGATGGAATTTCATGAAAATAGTATGCAAGATATAGCACTATGTTGTGCACTTGCAAAAGGAATGAGCATTTATGTTGATAAAGTAATTGGCAGTGAGGCAAAGCATTTTATACATGCAGGTATTAGAGATTTCTATTCTGCAGAAAAGAAGAGGGGATTAACAAGGACAGGATCTAAAGCAAACACAGCTGATTGTGTAATATCTAATGTACCGATGAGCTCACTGTTAGCAGGGATTGTTGATACTAAAAATGCAATAGAAGGTACATCAGATGGATATGTAAAGGTTGGAGATAAAATTAAATACTGGCAAGTTTCACTAAAGAAATCAGCATCAGGTGCACAAATGGGTAAAGTTACCAAAAGTCTCAGAGGTGTGTATGATTTAGGAATCAGTAATGATCAAGCTACGAATATCTTACAAGGTAATAATGTAAACGAAGGTTTGATATACGAAGTATTAGCGGAAGGATTTCTACAGAATATAAAAGATTTTGCAACAAAAACATTTAATGCGTTTAAGAGTAAATTTAATACAGCTGTGTCTTCATTTAGAAATAAATTTCTAGGAACCTTACAAAACGGAAAATCTGTACCGGAATCTGCCACGTCTGCTCTCTTATCTGGATACACAATAAAAGAGGGTAAGATGCATGATAAGTTAAAAGCAGAGGTTGATGCTATATCAAGCAACCCATCACAGGCATATAAAAATGTAAACGCATATATTGACAGATTAGATAAGAAGGTAAAATCTAATAAATATGCTGTAGGTAGTTTTACAAAAGTTAAGCCAGCTAAAAACATAAAGGTCTCAGGAGATAGATATCCGGGTAGTACAACAGTTTTATCGCTTATAGCAAACATAGCTACAGCTCAATTAATAACTGACCTTGTTAGCGATGTCAACAAAATGAAGAGTATTATTAGCGACTTGACGGCAGAAATGTTGTTCGGAGGAACACAATTACCTGTATGGAAGGTATATGGTGCTTTCGGTGGTAGTACGTACAAGTATCTAGGGACTGCAGATCTAGTTGAAAAAAGATTGAGTGAGAGTGATATTGATTTTAAGATGTTAGCTGTTAAAGCTAGTCCTTCTCCTAAGAAGACGTATTATACAATTACATGTTGGGTGCTATCAGAGCTAACAAAAGACAACCAAAAGTATTATACATTACTACGAACTGGTACTAATAGTGGTTCAAAGAAGACGATGATAATGGAGGGCACAAAATTACTAGGACCTTATCCTATAGATTATAAACTCGAAGCCTTACTAGACTAAACTATGCAAACACAATTACTATGCACATTCACTAACCAACGGAGGTTAAGAAAAACAATTGATACAGTTGTGGATGCGTATGATGTAATGTTTAATAAGATATTTGTACTAGAAGATGTTGATAATACCTTTGATCTAATGTGTACATATAATATAGACAGGGTGGTTGATAACACTCAGTTAGAACACACAATATCTTTACATAGAAAGAAACAAACAAATACACTATACACAATTAATGCTTTAAACAGAGCAATTGAAGCATGTAATAACGGTGTATTAGATACTTCATTCCAGCTAGACTGGGAGCGCTACAGCAATTGTATATTGCTCACAAATGAAGACGGTTTACGTAGAATCGATACAGCGATTCATGATATAATTCATATAAAAGTTAAAAAATAATCCCTAAAAAGAGTTGCTAGCTTAAATGTTTGTTCGTATCTTTATGATATGGACCAGTAGCTCAGCTGGATAGAGCACCTCCCTTCTAAGGAGGCGGCCAAAGGTTCGAATCCTTTCTGGTTCACAATATGGTGATTATAGCTCAATTGGTTAGAGCGCTGGTTTGTGGTACCAGAGGTTGTGAGTTCAATTCTCACTAGTCACCCAAATAGATTTGGTAGCTCAGCTGGTTAGAGCATCTCACTTTTAATGAGAGGGTCCTGGGTTCGAGTCCCAGCCAGATCACAAATTTTAAAGGTAAGTTATATGAATAATATTTTAGCAGGGTTTCTATTATTTTTAGTAGGTCAAGCACTGATTTGGTTTCAAACAAATTCACAATTTTTATGGAAGTGGCCACGGGATCATACCATGATTATGGCTCTATGTGGTATACCGATATCATACATATTAATAATTGCAACTAAATATGTTGTACAGGGATTCGATGGACTGCTCTGGCCAGGGAGATTAGTAGGGTTTGGTTCTGGGATGGTCGTAATGGCTTTCTGTACGTACTACTTCATGGGTGAAGGTATAACAGTAAAGACGATGTTAAGTTTAGTGTTAGCACTAACCTTGGTATTAATTCAAGTCTTTTGGAAGTAAAGTTGGATACTTGAAATAAAGTTCTTATATTAAGGTATAAATAACGTCAGGAGATATTTATTATAGATAACAAATGACAATTGATAAATAATAATTAACAAATAGGAGAAAAACTATGGCAATCGATTTAGATGCAATCCGCAGGAAATTAAATAACCTGCAATCCCAGACGGGAAAACAAAACAACCTTTGGAAGCCTGAACCAGGCAAGCAAACAATTAGAATCGTACCTTATCAGTACAATAAAGATAACCCATTTCAAGAGTTATACTTTCACTACGATTTAGGTAAGAAGATCTATCTATCACCAATCACATTTGGTAAAGCAGATCCGGTGGTCGAATTCTGTGAGCAGTTAAAATCAACTGGCAGTAAAGAAGACTGGCAATTAGCTAGAAAAATGGAACCTAAAATGAGAACATATGTTCCTGTTGTTGTTCGAGGACAAGAGAGTGAGGGTGTTAGACTCTGGGGATTCGGTAAGACAGTATATCAAGAGCTATTAAGCATGATTGCTGACCCTGACTATGGTGATATTACAGACCCAATAAGTGGTAGAGATATTACTGTTGAGTTTACACCTGCTGAATCAGCTGGTACCTTTCCAAAGACTTCGATTAGAGTAAAACCTAATCAGACTCAGATTACAGATGATAAAAATCTAGCAGATCTCATCACAAATAACCAGAAGGAGATTACAGATGTTTTCAGAGAGGTTTCATATGATGATCTTAAAGCAGCTCTTGCAGAGTGGTTGAATCCAGAAGATGAAGATGAATCATCTGCTGATACCACAAAAGCAGCAC